CGCACTTATTTTGCTCTCCACAGTTTGGGCAATTCACTTTGGTCTTATAAGCAGCTCCATATGCAGATGTTCTTGCATAGATCATAATTGCGTTTCTGTCACCAACATAAAGATGATCCGCATTGATCGATTTATCTTTAATCAAGTTCGATATAAGTCTATCAATCGCTAATCCTTTTTTGAGCAAATCTCTGTTCGTCAAAATGTCTTCATCTTTTGCTGTCATATATCGGATCTCAATTGAGTCCTTATCTTTTAAAGGGTGCCCTTCGGGGTACCTCCCTAAAGAAGGAAGAGAAACCCATTCCGTTGGAGCAACAAAGTCCATCGGGTTTTGCATTTGAGGGACATCCTCGCTTGGTGTGGGCTTATGCCCTCCGAGAAGTCTCTCTTCGTTGTTACGTTTCATTTAATCTCCATTTTTTTACTTACTTATTTTCTGCTTGACCAGTGGAAACAATTCCATCTTCGCCAATAGTTGCGTAGTCGTATTGTATAGTTAGTTTGTACTCTATCAATTCATCATCGCTGTATGCCAAAGTGTCTCCCCAAGATACATCTTTTAAAATTGCATCATATAGAGTCCACACTTCAATTGGTTCGCCATTACCGTTTACTTGAGTTATTTTTATTTCACCAATCGCTTTATTTGAAGCTGTTTTAGAAGCTGTGCTTCCTCCTGCACTACCACTTATTTGTTTACCATTTGGGTTTACAAAACCTGATGCGTTTACCAATGTTGTAAACAAACCCGAAGTTTGATTTTTAATATTATCAACAAAAGTAATATCAATGTCTTCCCACTTCCCAAGACCAGGATACTTGTAGAAGTGGTTGATCATTTTATATTCTTTGTTATCAAATGTAAGCTTTGGTTTTGTAACAGATTTTACTGTGTAATATCCTTGATTGTTTATTGCAACAACAAATCTATACTTTCTTTTCGGTTCTGTTTCATGTAAAGTCCACCACATTTAATATCCTATTACTCGGCTTGATCATCAGTCTTAAAGAATTCTTTCTTTTCAGCTACTGTGGCGGTGGTTTTGGCACTTTTAGAACTAGATTCTAATTCAGCCCAATCATATCTAATTTCAAGTTCCATTTCGGTAATGTCATCGCTTGTATAATCTAGGTCACCCCATTTAAAGGTTTTAATGAAAGGATTGTGTAGTGTCCAAGTTTCCAGAGCATTTCCGTCTCCGTCTACTTGCTTGATAATGATCGCCCCAATAGATGCTGCAGCTTTGCCTTTGGTCATCGACTTTAATTTATCAGATCCAGTTTTCGGAATTACATACCCAGCAGCTTCAGCCAATGCTGCCATTTGAGCTGCAGTATTTATATCAGTTGACACAGGGTCTACAAGAGTTAGGGTAATAGGTTGCCACTCCGTTCTTCCAGGGAAATAAAATTTGTGATTAAAGAAAGTGTGTTCAGACTCTGTAATTGTAAAATTAGGTTTGCCAACTTTCTTTGCAATCCAAGTTTTTCCTGTTTGAAGACCTGTGAATGTCACTTCAAATCTAAAATTTCTTTTTGGATCTTTAGAATCCTTATTAGCACTTTCGCTCCAAAATGATGACATAATTAATTAACTCCTGTATTAATATTAATTAGTGGATTAAACAAAATCCGCTCCTGTTCTTGTGATGACAAAATCAACAACAATGTATTCAATGGCTCTTGCTGGTTTAACAAAGATCTTTGCATACATGATATTTCTGTCTACCAAGTCAGCAGTTGTTGTTGTTTCATCCAAAATTAATTTATAACTTGAAAGGCCAAATCTTGCTTGAGTGGCGGAAAGGACTGGTTCGACTTGCGACTTAAATCTTGCCCAAGTTGAATCAAGGTTTTGATCGAACAACAAAGTCTTGGAAATTTGTGATACTTCGTGCTTCAAGAACAACAGAAGGCGGCGCACATTAATTCTATCTAGAGCAGAGTTATCTGCTTGCAGTGTCTTCTGTCCAAAGATTACGACCCCTTCAGCAGGGAATGTAGCAATTGGATTGATATTAACTTCATACAACAAATCTCTTTCTTTTGAATCAAGTCTTTGTCTTGCTTGAATTACCCTTGGGCCTCTAGGTCCACCTAGAGAGCCCAAGCCTCCTCTGTTAAAGCCTGCTGGCGCAAACCACACATCAGACTGTGCCTGAGATCGTCCAAAGGCTCCTAGTGCCCCTACGGAAGCTGGAAGCCAAACAAGTTGTCCACCGTTGAGATTGTCAGATACTTGAATTGCAGGATAGAATGCACAAGCATAAGAGGAATTAAGACTTCTTGTTTTAAGACTTGAAATTGCATCAGTTACAGAACCAAGTCTTGCTTGAGCAGTATCGTTTAATTCAACTCTTGGTCTATAATCACCTTCAAGATCGATAATTGCAAGAACGTCTTTTCTGCTCTCTGCAACATTAATCACTTTATTGGTGATTGAAGGCTGAAATACACCTGGTACTGTTAGCAAGTTTGCAGGAACAACCTCAGAGTCTGTAATTGAATCAAGTGCTTTAGAGATTGAGTAATCAACATAACTGTTTTTCTCGTCGATTATCGCAGAAGAAATAAGTTCATTTCGAAGAGGTTCCATTTCTTTGATGTCTAGACCTTCAGAACCGCCCCAAAGAGGCATTACAAATTGTCTTACATTTGCATCTAGTAACGCGTTAAATCCGTTTGCTTTTGAGTAAGAAAGGTTAGAATCATAATTTCCTTCTGTCCACGACCACTCTCCTGTGCTGGTAGAGCCGGATACATCATCTAGACGAAAAGTGAAAGAGTATTCAAAATCAGTTCCCGGTGTATGAGTTCCTTCTTCTCCTTGCCCCATTCCAAGAATACGTGTATAATCTACGAAATCCGGATCATGCTGATTTGATTGAGCAGACAGTTTCGGGCGAACTCCCCAGTAAACTCTAGCTTGATCAGCAGCGCCACCATCGGATCCGTTATTTCTCATTCTCATTTTAGGGAATTCAAACTTAACTTCAGAAACACCTTCTAGATCTGCGACAGCTGAAGCTTCCCCGGTCTGACCTTTGAAAAGGTCGGAAGAAAGACCAGATCTCGCAACACTACCGGTAAAAGCGTCATTGCTGTCAGAATAAGATCTAAATTCATCTTCTCCAGCTAAGATAGCAAACCCTTTTGGTCTTACTGGTCCATAAAAACCAGCTGGCAAGAAACCTTGTCCTCCACCATTTGCAATGTTTTCGTTCATTTCAACGTAGATGATATTAGATTGGTTTTGGAAGTCACCATAAGTTCTATAACGCTTGTCGGTATCGTTCCATATTTGATATTGATCCCCAATTCTCGCAGCAACATAGTCTGGTGAAGCAGGGTTTAAGTTGCAACCTGTATATCTTTCTACAGTGTTTCCTGACACATCTTTGATACAAACTGTAAAACTTCCGTATGCATCAACTGATGGATTTGCTGGTGCTGCAATTTGCTCGATCGCAATCAAATAGTTTCTTTGGATATCTTCTCCGACGTGCAAAGACTTAAATCTGAACAACTTTTGTGAATTTGTAGCTTTCTGAGAAAATACCCAGCCAGATTTAGCTTCTCGAGCTGCATATCTGTGATATCCCCAGTTGGTTGCTGCCGTTGCACCAGTGCCTAAAGGAAGTAGAATACCATAAGTGGCATTAGCATCAGCAGTGCTAGCAACGTTTGCATCTAGGTGGTCGACAAAAGATTCGCCCAGCCAATAAGTTTTCAGATCATCCGAGCCGATTGTTGTTGTGTTTGTAAGCTGAGGGTTTGTGTTGAATTGATTTCTTATATATCTAGGGTTGTTTCTCGAGAAATTAAATGATATAGTTTCATCAACATCACCGTCGGCACCAATAATTTGAAGTTTAAATTCTCTATTCGCAGCGGTTGATTCAATCAAAGCACCAGCCGATGCTGTTGGGGTTGAGGTGTTTGCAAGATTACCAGATAAAGCAAGAGCACCGGTCACACAGTAGAAAACTGCCGCAAGAGACCCTTGAGAAACTGATCCGCTAGTAGCAGCATCAAGAGCACCGGTTCCCGTGATCCTTCCATCGTTGTCAGCTACTGCTCCAGCATTGCTTCCTTTGTTAAGCAGTGTAAAAGTTGTTGCTCCGTCAACATAGCTGATTGCTATATCGCTTATATTGGAACTCGCTTGCTGTATTGCTGCGTCGATTTTAGTTACAATTGCACTAGCTAGAGTTGCATCACTAGTAATGTCTGTTGATAAAACAATGTGTTTTTCAACGAGAGACTCTGTTCCGGCAGATGAGGTAAGTATGAATTTGACACCAGTGCCACCAGATCCAGTAATAGAGAAGAAGTCATCGTTCATTCCAGACGCAGACACTGCAGTTAGTGTTCTAGAGCCATATTGACCAGCATCCGAATCATCACAAAGAAATAGACCATAGGCCGTTGAGTTGTCCCCTGTAGCAGAGATGCCATTAGCTCCAACTTGCCATCCAGCATAACCATCAGGGTTTGCTTGAGAGTGTTGTTCTCCAGCAATTCTAACCATTGTTACAGGAGATTCTTCAGATGCCAACCAAGCTTGAGCAGCATAAGATGCATAGGTAGGTCCAACAGTATTCCCTTCTCTCCAAACATCTCCTTGCGTTCCGTTACCGCCTGCGACAAGCAGGCCGAATACAGAAACAAAGTCGTCCAAGTTCTTAACTTTAACGGGTTTGTTAGCAGGTCCTTTCCGGGTTCTACCAATAATAATTGGTCCCAAAGCATCAGGTTGTGCTGGGATGAAACTTTGGTCAATCTCGCGGATTTCAACTCCGGGTGAAAGAAAATCAAATTTTTTAGCCATCGATTTATCTCCT